CTATTGGACTCAGTCTGACGTCATTCTGCAGAGCCCTACACAGGCGTCCGCGTTTGACGGCGGCAACGTCGCTCAGGCGAACGTCCCAAAGTTCACACTTTCAAATCACCTTAGCGCAATCGTGCCGAAGGTTATGGAAGGCCTCTTCTATGAGGATCCTCCGTTCATCCTTCGTCCGCGCCCGGGTGTAAAGCCCGAAGTTACTCGTGCCAAGACCGCGTTGTTTTCAGCGCAGCTCTGGGATATGAAGTTTGAAGAAGAGGTGGAGCGCGGCATTGACCAGATGGCGCTTCTAGGTACTGGGATCTTTAAGTGGGGCTATTTAGAGTACACCCACAAAGAGAAAAAGTATCGTAGAAAGGCAAGCCCGGTTCAGTTAGATGCGATTGTTCCGACTGATCCAATCAATACTCCAGACTCAGATGACTTTGAGCTGTACCTAGACTCCGTAAAGGTTTCTAGGCCATGGATTAAGTACTGCGATATTCGTACGGTTCTAGTAGAGCCCGGCTGCCGTGTTGGAGATATCCGTAACGCTAAGTGGGTTATCTATAGAGACTACGTAACGTATGATGATTTAAATGCGATGCGCGAGACTCCGGGATACAGCATTCCGGACGAAGCCACATTGAAGGCTTGGTTCCTAAACGATCCTAAGTCAGGTCAAGACAACATTACGATGACGATCCCGGAAGGCATGCGCGGATACCTGCAGCATGCGATCCCGAGAAACTTTAAGAGTTCGGCGGATCCTCTTCAGACTCCTATGGAGCTTCTTGAGAGATGGGACAGAGATAAGGTCATCGTTGTTCTATCATTCAACGGCGTAAACATTTTGATCCGCAACCAAGCCAACCCTTACGGGAAGGTTCCGTTCCTTTCAGCCAACTGGCGCAATCTTCCTGACAGCTTCTATGGCCAGGGCCTGGGCCAGCTAATTGGTTCCGAGCAGATTGTAGAGCAAGGTGTAACCAACCTTGCGCTTGATCTTTTGGCGTACGGACTACAACCGACAGCTGTGCGCAAGAAGGGCTTCAACGTCCCAACACAGATGACCCGCTGGAAGCAGGGCGGCATCATTGACGTGGATGATGACGTTGAGAAAGCGTTTAAATTTTTGACTATGCCTCCAGTCCCAGGAGAGGCATGGCAGTTTATTCAGCAGGCTCAGCAAGCCGCAGCATCAACCTCTGGCGCAAATGAGATTGTAGGACAGGGCGGAACAACGGGCGGCGGACGCGGTACCGGGATGCGATCCGGTACTGGCGCGGCTGCAGTTATCCAAGCTAACGCAAGTAGATTGGACGGGCCGACATCCAGATTGGTGCGCCAGGTCTTTGAACCGTGGCTGTACCAGATGGACGAACTGAACAATCAGCTGCTTCCTACATCCGTTCTTAGACGTGTACTTGGAGAAGAGCTAGGGAACATCTACCTTGGCGATCACATTGAATTCAGGAACGCGAAGTTTGAATACGAAGTTCTAGCGGGAGCCCACCTAGGCGCCAAGAAAGAAATGGCGCAAGCGTTACCAGTGATCATCCAGCTTTTGAATTCTCCGACTTTCACCAAGAACGTTAACGATGCTCATTGGCAGTTTGACGCCGTGGCCATCTTCAAGGCCTTCACGGACGCAGCCGGCTGGAAGTTCAGCCAGGAATTCCTTCGTCCTATGACGCAGCAAGAAGCGCAGCGTTACGAGGCTAACTCTCCATCTGCTATGCAGGCTAAGCAATTGCAAGCGCAGCAAGCATTGGAGACCCAGAAGTTCCAGCAGCAAAGAAAGCTCCAGGATGAAGAACAGCTTGGTAAGGCCGGGGCAGAAGTTCTCCGTGCATCTACAGAGCATTCTTTGAACCAGGAGTTAGAGGGCGAGCCAAGCAGCAATGCACAGAGTTTCGGATCAGAAGTTTCAGTCTAATACAAAGGAATAACAATGGCACGACCGCTTTTAATGGATGAGCTTAATCCCGTTGAGAAAGCAAACTTGAGTGCGCTTAAGGCGCTACCAGGATACGCAGTTCTCGAGAAGCTTCTCATGGCCGCCTGTAGAAAGGCCACTGAAGAGGCTATCGCAGTTAACCCGGCTGACGACGGGTATTTACAAAAGCTATCGGCTCTTCAGAGCCGCGCACGAGAAAGGAATGAATTTAGTCTTCTGATCCTTCAGTCCGTTGAGTATCACACTCAGGCTGAAGTACCAGAGGAGGAAGAAGGACAATCAGGCAATCGACTTTTTCAGATGCCTAAAGGGAATAGACAATGACCGATATCGTACCGGCAGAACTTACGCCCGAAACTCTTACGTACCAAGACATTCTGAAGTGGTCCGCGCCGGAAATGAAGCAGAAGTCGCGGTTGCCGGAATGGTCTGATGCCATCAATCAGGTTCTTTTAAGACAATCCGAGCAGTTAGTTGAGGCAACGGCAGCGCAAGCTGAAGGTATCGTCGTACCTGTCGAAGATGCGCCGGCAGAAGTGCCGCCAGTCCCGACTGCTGAAGAAGTAGCGGCAGCGGCGGAAGCTACCAGGGTTGCGGCGGAAGCTGAAGTAGCTAGAGTGGCTGCAGAGGCAGAAGCGGCTCGTGTTGCAGCAGAGGCAGTGAAGCCCAAGAAGATCGTGGTTGATTACCAGGTGAAGGATGAAGATGGAAACCCGATTGGGCGACCGACTCACTTGGAAGCAACCAGTGAAGAAGAGATGCGTTTGAAGTTAATTGAAGCGCACACGCAGGCAACCCGTTGGGGCGACCGCCTGAAGAAACAAAAGATTTCAACGCTGAAAGAGCAGCAGCCGGTGACACCGCCAGCAACTGGAATGTCTGATGAAGAACTTCTAGCCGCTATGGCGGACATTAAGTCCGGAGATCAGGCAAAGGCTCTTGAAGCGCAAAGAAGGATTACGAAAGCTGAAGTGGATCGCCAACTTGCAGATGAACGCGCAAAGAAGGCGGAATTTGATCGTCAGCTTAAGGCTAGCCAGGAGTTCTTGGCTAACCATCGTCATGACTACAATCCATGCGATGCCAATACTGGGATAATGCAAGCCTACTTCCGAGACAACAAGTTGCCTTGGACATTGGGTAACCTAGAAATCGCATTTGAAGATTTACAATCCAAGTTTGCTCCCGTTGTGAAGCAAACGCCCGTGGAAGCACCGGCAATACCGGCAGCCCCAGAGGTTGTTGTACCCACAGCACCAGCAGCGCAACCGGTTGTGCAACCAGTTGTGGCTGCCCCAGCACCAGTCGTGGCACCGGCAATCCCGGCGCCTGCGGCTCCTAGGCCGGGTGTCAACGGCGGAATCATGCCGGGACAGAACTCAGGTTCTCGTCCCCCAGTGAAGCCAGCCGGTTTGACAATGGCACAAATCAATGCATGGGACGCTAAAACGATGCGAGTGAATATGCGCAATCCGCAACTTCGCCCGCAAATTGAAGCCGCAATTGCAGCGCATAACGCCGCACTTGCCTCTCGTAAGGCATAACGTGAATTGAAGAGTCCGAAGGCAGCCGCGAGGCTGTAACAAAAGCGCACGCCAGGTAAACTACCATGGCAGGCTCACCGAATCCGGCAGCAGCAAACGTCGGAAATATCCTTACCGCTAACAGCATCATGTTCGATAAGGAGTTGATCCCTAACTTAAAGGGAGAAACAGATGCATTCGTCGTAGCAGCAGAAAAGCGTGTACAACCGCTGAACTCCGGTATCAACCGCCAGTTCTTCCAGTACAACACGTTGACTGGTGACACGACACAGAACGGAGACGGCGTAATCGGTTCACCTGAGTTCGTAGGGCAGATCTCTGCTCCTGCGCAGTTGGGCGAATGGAACAATTATACGAACTTCTCAGCGTTCGTAATTGCTTCCTCACTTGATGACGTCCCAAGCAACTCAGCAACTGAGCTTGGATATCAGGCAGGACAGAGCATCTCCGAGTTGTACTCTTCCGTAGCTGACTCAGCGGGCGCATCAACCGTTGACAGCTCAGTTAACCAAAGCTCATTGCTAGCAGCTCCCTACACTCTCGATTTGGCAACAGTTCGAGAAATGAAGCAGCAGCTAGTAAGCAAGAACGTTCTACCGAACCGCAACGGGCGATTTGCCGGCGCAGTTTCCCCGAACGTCTTGGGCGACATCTTCAACGCAACCACAGTTAACAACTCTATCGTTGACTTGTGGAAGCTTGGAAACATCGAGAAGTTTGACAAGATGGCTGGCTCTGACCAGATGCAGGACATCGAACTGCCAGGCACAAACGTTGTGCTTCGTCAGACACCGTTCGTAACCACAACGGCCAACTACGCTTCAACCAACAAGATTGCATACCGAACATACATCTTTGGTCAGTACGCAATGATTGGTGTGTGGTTGTCAGTCGGTGGCGACACGAACCTAGGCGACGGCGATTGGAGAACAATCGACTGTAAGGTTGTTGACAATGCTCCCGCATCGTCATTTGACCCGACAGGAACAATCGGGGGTTGGTGCTCGTATAAATTTCACCAAACAGTAACGTTACCACCTGCTAGAGGTACATACACGCAGAGGTTGCGTTGGCTGGATTCGGTCCCAGCTATACAATGACCGAGTAGTAAACAATTAAACTTCTTAACACGAGGTTGCAACCTGTGCTAAGATTAGGGCGGGAGAGTTTGCCTCAAACAGGCTCTCCTTGTCCGCTCTTTGAGGGGGCGCTAAAATTGATAGTGTATTTGATCTCGAACAAGAAAAACGGAAAGAAATATGTTGGTCAGCATGCGGGCAATGATTTAGGGGTATATTGGCGCAGAACTGTCTGGCTTGCAGAAGCTGGTTATCAGGGGAAACGAGCGCTGTATAGGGCAATTCGTAAATATGGTTCCGATAATTTTGAAGTGAAGGTCCTTGTTATTGTTGGAACAAAAGAAGAAATGGACCGATATGAGATTGGTTTAATTAGGGCTTGGGATACGATCAACCCCAACAAAGGTTACAACATTACGGCAGGCGGGGACGGCTCGTTGGGCGTTAAAATGAGTGAAGAGACCCGCGATAAAATGTCGAAGTCGCGGTTAGGCAAGCCGATGCCAGCGAAGAGTAAAGAGATACTCCAGAAACTGAATAAGGGCAATAAATACGCCCTCGGTCACAAAATGACCGAAGACAATTTTAATAAATTGATGGCTGCCCATATCGGAGCGAAACGTAGCGACGAAGCGAGACAGCGGATGTCGGAAGCGCACAAGGGCAAAGGCTACACTGATAAGCAGTGGTTTGCCATACACGAACGGGCGCATGTAGCAAGAAACAAAAACCATCCTAACTGTAAATTCTGCAATTCTTAAATCACTTAAAATTTAGCTGTACAAAGAATTCGAGGGCTTTCGAGCCCGTCGAGTAAAGGACCGTGATGGAAATAGTACAGAACCCAGAGACTTTCCGACTCCCATAAGGGGCATCGCCCATCAGAGGAGACGCGAAAGAAAATGAGCGAAACACAGAGCCGTATTCAGATAGGCAGAATCTTTTCGAAAGAGCATTTACAAAGTCTTTCTTCGGCGCAGCGGCTTAGGCAGCAACGCCGAAGAGAAGGAATTGCATCAAGCCCATGCCTGAAAACATAACACAAGGATTGCATACCCTTGATAAGCCCTGGGAGGCTCATCGGGATATGCCCGTAACGCAAGCGACAATCAAGAAGATGCTTGCTGACGGCACCCCCAAATGGATTCGTTTTCCTCGTGATTATAAAGCATTTGCCCAAGAATCACTGCTTGCCGAGAAAGAAATCTCGGAGACGATGACTCGAAGGTACAAAATGGCGCATCAAGAAGAGCTACTAAATGAAGTAGCTCGAAAGGTGAATCCATGGGGTACCCGCGATTTCATTAAAAAGTTGAGAGACTCGGGCATTCAATGTTTCACAGTGGACAACGGATTTCCCAAATCGACCGTCGCATTGTGGGCACTAAAGCCAGGAACAAACGAACTCACATATGTATGTTTCCTCCAGATTCCTGCAATGTGGGAATACTCTGTTCTACGACTAGACAAACGCGGCCTGCCTAATGGAGAGGCGTACCGTGGGTGGCGAACCGTCGAGATGCAATTGATAGAAAAAGGAATCGTTTCCGAACGCCGAGCACATCAGATATTTGGTTATCCAACTGATGGTGAGGCGAGTCGGAGGTTCCGTCAAAACCTACACTGGCTACGTAATAGGCGTGAGTCAGTTTGGGATGAAAATTAGTACGTCCAACGGACGCTAAACCACCCACCGGGGTTAGCCGGATACGCCGACGGGCCGTGCCCGAAGGTACAAGGAAGACATGACAGAGCTAAATAAGCCTGTTCAGACACAGGGCACGACCCCTGCGTCTTCACAACAGGATGCAGTAACAATTGACGCCGGAACACTACAGGCGTTGGTTACGATGTTGCTTAGTGAACGCAAAGAGCAGATGGAAGAGAGACAGGCGAAGAAGGAAGCCTATCTTGCCAAAGAGAAGCAACGCAGAATTAACGCTAAGTTTATGATGGACCAGAAGCATAAGAGCCAATCTCTTTGCACTCACCGAAAAGGTGGGAAGTCTGGATTCAACCCAGCTTACGTTAACTACGCTATTTCACACCACACATACGTGGACGCCAGTTCAACAATTCGTTGTTTGATCTGTGCCATGAAGTGGATGCCAGGCGATACGAAGGAACACCTGAATCGCAAGGATGACAACGGCAATATCGTTAAGCTTCCAAACCACACTAGTTGGGGATGGGCTGACGCTTATGCAGCGTTGAAGCAGACCACTAATACGGCGACCGCCTCTGAGATCGTATTGAACTATCGAGCAGAGGTAGCGCACGCTGAACCCGGAATAGACCCGGTAAAGTAAGTTTGTAACCTATGAACTAGCTATTCGTAGGAGTAGAAGGGCTATGCCCCCTAAGCATAGCCCACTTTTTTAGGGGAAAAGGAATATGCCACTTGATGAGGCTCAATTACTCAAAAACCGTAACTATAAGAGAACTCTAAAAGGACTTTTTAGCGGGTTTAAATCAGACGCAAAAAGTCGCGGAATAAAAGCATTTCTAACTTTTGAGCAGTTCGTTATTTTACGTAGTCAATCGTGTTTCTATTGCGGCGGAGAGTTACCAAAAGCGGGCCACGGCGTTGACAGAATAGATTCAAAGGTCGCCTACGTATACGGAAACTGCAGATCGTGTTGCGTGGCATGTAACGTATCCAAAAGCGACAAATCCGAACAAGATTTTATGTCTTGGATTTTACGTGTCTATAACCACTCTTTGAGGAGATTAACTCTGGAACAAACATCTTAACTACAGACTCGGCAGGTACCTGGGGTCTGTAGCACCCACCCGCCTTCTGTAGCCAGAGTTTTCCTATGGCTAATTCACTCCAACCAAACACTCTCGGTAACGCGCAGTCCACGATCACGCTGCAACAGATTCTTGATAAAGTGCGTCCTCTTGGCGACGTCAGCGCTGTTCTAAATACTGCGAGCGGATATCAGCTTGAGCCGTTCATCACGATCTGCACAGATGTTATGAATGAAATCTTTTCCCAGCCCTTCCCTTATAAGTGGAACGAAGTCAACCTACCACTATTTTATACAAACAGCTTTCAGCAGGACTATGTTTTATTGAACGCGGACGGCTCCAGCTTCTTTAACGTTGAATGGCTCGAGCGCGGTATCTGCATAGAATTCACTAGCAACACGCTGCCAAAGCCTTGGGGATATGTGGAATGTGGCCGTGAGCAGACACAGGCCACTGGTTCTCTTACTCAGATTGGTATGTGGAATAACCCTGTCTTCACCGCTAACACACTTCCGAACAGTTTGATGTATTACGGCACCTGGGGCGCCACTCTTACAGGATCATCTAGCTTGGGGAATGATCCAGGCCCGGGATCTGTATATACGAACCCCCTGTTGGAATTAGAGCAGACCAGCAACCCGATCACTCAGATTCAAGATGCCAACGGCAACCTACTTGCACTTTACACGTACGGCACAGAAGGGAGTACCGCTCCGCTTGCTGCCCCCAATGCAACTCCTGGAACACTTGCTACACCTGGTTCTGGAGCTACCACGCAGTGGGTTGTAGTTGATCCTAATGGAACCGGTATCAGACTTTTGCCCGTCCCTTCCCAGCTAGGCGTTGTATTCCAATTCAGGCTCGTGGGTCAGATGCCCGCCCCGAATTTCAGTTATCAGAGTTCACAGGCTGTTGGAACGGTATTGAAGCAGACACTTGCTCCGTTTCCGGATAAGTATGAACCCTACTTCCGCCAGGGCGTTATCGCGCAATGCTATCGGTATTCCACCGACGCCAAGGTCCAAGCAAAGTTCGAGAAGAACTATGCACTCTGGCAGAAGAGCCTAGTTAATCTACGTGCGCTTCAGGATCGTGAATTGGAAGAGAACCGGTTTACACCTGAGCGCGGAATCATGGGCGGCGGTCGTTCTAACGGCACTTTCGCCGGGCCGTTCTGGCCGTTTAACTACCCGCTTCAATGAGACTAATTTATGGCTCTTAACACCTTACAAAACACGATCAATTTCATTCAGCCTTTTTGCAGGTACATGGGCGCAAATATCGGCGTAAGTAACGAGCCCATGATCAGCATTGGTAACATCGTGCGGAACATTATTCTGGCTGCGCCATTTACTTGGAGCTTCAATCGCAATACTTACAACTTTGAGACGATCCCGGGTCAAACGGATTACTCCGCATTAAACAACTTTAATGTGCTGCTTGCAATTAGCAGCGTAGAAATAGCTTCAGTGCAGGACAGCAGCAACAACACATGGCAGATTACGGACATCATAAACGAGGGAGCAGTAATCGGTGGTTTTAACGCTACTACGATTCAAGGGCGCCCGTCAGGACTTTGTGTCTACCAAAATTTTTTAAGCAACAATGGCGCCAACCCACCCTATGCTCTTCTTAGAGTATCCCCGACTCCGGATGCTGCGTACCTCATTACCATGTCTTACCAGACTGAGTCCCCGCAATTCGTAAACGTAACTGATTCCTGGGCCCCGATCCCGAACTCCTTTTCAGACGTATATAACAATCTCTGCCTGGGATACTACATGGAATCTTGTCAAGATCCCAGAGGGCAGCAGTTTATTGCCCGTGGCGCGGCAAGACTACTATCTCGTTCAACTGGTTTAAAGGAAATGGACAAGATCATATTTGCGAAGACCTACATGAATTTAGATATGAGTCAGGAAAAAATAAGATCTCAGCAGGGCGTTCAAGCTGAAGGCCAGGCATAAGGAGCAGTAATGGCTAACACTCTACAGACTACAATTGATTTTATTCAGCCATACTGCAGGTATACGGCTGCGAACATCGGTATCAACAACGGTCCAATCATTGGTATTGCCAACGTCGTGAAGAACATCATTCTAGCCGCGCCCTA